GGATGCCATGGTGAAAGCATCACCTTCCCAGGGGTTTAAAATAGTCATTATGATTCCTCCCTTGCGATTATTCCAAGGCCCGCCAGGGTAGCAAGGGCCGTTGTGGTTTCGCCTTCTGTTATATCGGATGGCCAGGTAAGGTTATCTGTTACGATGATTGCATCACGGGCAATCATGACCCCTTGGGTGTCTGCGCTCGTTGCGTCATAGTCTGCAATAGCAAACCCTACTGCTGTTTCAACCCCGGTTGATAGGTCTTGATCGAAAGCAGCGTATTTACCAGAAGCGGTGACTTTGCCTATTGCCTGCCCCATGACGACACTCTGCCCAGATACAATTGTTATTTCCTGCCGGGAATACCCTCTCTCTTGTTCCCAGACAAGCACGTCTGCCAGATTGTTCGGTTCTGTTTTAGCAGCCATTATTTGACCTCCGCACGTTTTTTGGCATCAGCAATAAGAGGATTCTCCCCGCCGTTGCTCATTGGGTTAACAGTTGAAAAAACCTCCGCACTTGCGGCTTGGTCTGCCTGGGTGTCAATGATTTTTTTCCCGGCTTCCTCGGGAGTCATTGTAAAAAGTTCAGCAAGAAATTTTAGATTTGAAACGCGGGCAATCTGCGCCTTTTCCATAACGGCTGCGATCTTTTCAAGTGCGTCTCGTTTGCCTGTTTTGGCACCTTCAATTAAGCCAGCTTCCATGGCTTCTTTTGTGGATTTCTCCACATCTACTTCCTTGGCTTGAGGGACAAACCCGAGAGAGGCAAACGCCTCATCTATCTCGGAGTCTTTCGCCCCGGAAACCAACGCTCTCAGGTCTGTTTTCAGTCCCATAATCGTTGCTCCATAACTTGTAGTTTGTGTCTGAAGGTCTATAATAACACCCTCCAGACTGCCAAAATTATCAGCCATTCCGACCTTGATGGCTTTCTCAGCGATCATCATTCCGCCTTGGCCGAAATCGCTTTTTACTTTTTCTTCTGTGGTTCCCCGGTATTTTGCTACCTTTGCGATAAACACTCCGGCCAAATCATCGGCCCGTTGCTGAATTTCAGCTCGCCCCTCTTCGGTTCCTGGGTCAAGCCGCTTTTTGGGGCTTGTCGTGGAAACAATCTCTACAATCTTACTTTCTGTTGGGCGATACCCAAAAACAACCCCCAAAGAACCAAGTTCAGCCGTTTGGTTAACAACTATTTGGGGGGCAGCAGACGCTATCCAAAGGGCAGCAGACGCCGCTTGATTGCCAACGTATGCGACAATGGGCTTGCTGGATGCTCGCACCATTTCTGCAAACTCATTGATTCCCGCAGCTTCACCACCAGGGGAGTCAATATCAAGTACAATCCCTTTGATGTTCGGGTTGTCAATCGCAGTTTTCAAGTCAAGAGCTAAATCCTCAAGGGCGGTGCCCCCCCGTAGCCAATTCAAAAAAGAATCGTACCGGGAAATAGCCCCATGTACCGCCATAATCGCAACGTTACCCCGCTTTCTAACAGTCCATGTCCGTTCTAACCGTTGCCCCCGCTTTGCGTCCACCGCTTCCGGGGAGAGACTTGCAAGGTCGTTAAAATCCCCTTCCGCAATTAAAAAGGGTTGTCCTAAAAGATCAGTCATTCTCTTTTTCTCCTTTGCCATCCGTTCCTATATCCTGGTACATACCTTTTGAAGTGGTTTTCCTGGAGTCTGTATCAAAAACAAAATTGTAAAAATCTATCAATTTGAGTTCCCCGTCACGCTCTGAGAAAAAGGATTCCATATCGTGACCACGGGCAGAAAGGGCCTCGGTATAATTTTTTAACCCTCCCCGGATCTCCAAAACTTCTGCCAGCATATCTTTGTAAGGATCAATCCATTGCCACGGGTCAGATTGCCATGAAATGCCCCGGTAATATTTGCGTTTATTCTCCGCATAGCCCGGGATATCAACCTTGCCCACAAGAACTGCTGTATCAAGCCATTTTTGGATTATGGGCCTGCAAAATTGATAAATAAGGGTTTTGTGCATCTTCATTGTCAATGCCCGTCTAAACTCAAGGAGGCCCGCCCGGATCGAAGAATAATTGACTTGCGTTAAATCCCCGGTTAACTGGTCGTATGTAATGCCCATACCTCTTGCGACATCCATTAGCTGTTGCTTCATCCAATCTATATAAGATCCTGAAACATCATGGGGTTGAGAAAAAACAACGTCCTCATTCGGATTTAAAACCGGGAATGTCCCAGGTTCAAGCGCGATAACGTCAAGCCCGTTAACCGTTTTGCTACTTCCAAGAAGATTTGGGTTATCTGGCACATATTCTTGGATTTGCCGAATAAACCCGCCAAACATAGCCGTGGTTTTTCTTCTGACCAATTCAGCATCAACACACTGATCAATTTCATGGAGTTTTACCAATGCAGATGTTAAAGCCGGGAGTCCTCTTTGCTGCCCCGGTCTGTTCACATCGAAAATATGGGTCATGTGCTTTGCTTTCACCCGGACCCTGGACATATCGCCGTTCATGAACATTTCGCCTGGGTGGTCTTTGTATAACCAATACGCCGCCCGTTTTCCGGCTTTGGTATATTCAATCCCCATCCTGACAAGCCGCCCATTGGCCAATGTTGTGGAATATGCCACGTCTAGGTGGTCTGATTCTATAAGCTGGACCTGTAATGGCACAGATAAATCAGCGTATCGGTTCCGGGGTTTGACAAGACCAAGGCATTCACCGTCACAAAACAGAGCATTTGCAACAACCGTCTGCATCCCATAAAAATTGGCGTTTTCGTCCCAATCGAGTTCATCAACCGAGTCAAGCCACAACTCCTGCACCCGTTCTTTCAGGTCGGGATTGCCGGGGAAATTAAAACTCGGTGTAATTCCCTTCCCGACCATGTTTGATGTGTGGGTTTCCTGCCCTGACTTTGCAAGCGGATTGTTCCGTATGGCCTGCCTGGATCTCCCCCTAAGAGTCGATAGGGAATTTCCAATGGCTGTATTGGGACCAATAGTGGGGGCCATGAAATTGGACATGCGGGGCGCTTGACTTGCTCCCTCATATGTTGATGTTACATATGGCTTGCCTTGAGAATCGAGTATCATTATAGCCCCTTGCTGGTCATGGTCCTGAAATATCGTTTCGTACTTTCCGCCCCAGATAATTCAGATTGGATTTCCGCCCGGATCTGTTTTAGCCCCTGGAGACTTGCAACCCCATATTCAACCGTCTCGCCGTTGGAAAAGGTTATTTTTGTGACCCGCTTCCCGGTTGCCAGCTCAATAATCGCCGCCTGTACCGCTGTTAAATCCGCCGTGGTGTATATCATCTGCTCATCCAATTACTCTTTCTGACTGGTCTGGTTTGGGATCTCGGGGTTTCATCGAATACAGGCACAAGCTCAACCCCGCCGCCTATCCATTCTGGTTCAGCAAGGACAAGGCACCCACACTCACAATCCAAATAATGATTATCCTTCCTGATTGCGACCCATTCAGCTATGCCTTTATCGTTAAGCTGTTTTTCTTCTGCCGTGATTTGTTGAATATAAGAATCGTCGGTGTCACCGTGGAGATACGCCGCCTGCGGTCCGTTATCAATTGCTTGTGCCAGTCGATAATGAAAAGCGTCTTTAAGGTCGTTGGTATTAAGAGAAATAATTTGTAACCCACCGGGCATCGATTTCCCACTCGGTGTCTTATCAAGAGGTTTTCCAACTTTGATCTTCCCGGGGAATGGGTTTGACGATCCTTTTGTACCCCAGACACGGCAACCCCTGCCGACTGCATTTTTCCGCAACCACCAGTATGTTTCTTCTGTCATGGACATATCTTCGTATTTTTTACCGCCACCCGTATCAACCCCGGCTCTCCATATCTTCATCGTTCTGGTGGAGTCTTGAACCGGGTAATAGGTGTCAAAAAGAAGATTCTCCACATCTGCCCACGAAACCAAAGGCCCGTAATGTATAAGCCAAGAAGTATGATCCCGAGCGAAAGCCCTTACACAAAACCAAAATCCGTATTTTTGAACATCCACAAAACAGGTAAGCGCAACGGCTTCCTGTGGGACTGTCTGCCCTGGGAGGCTACATCTCGCTTTTAATAGGTCTGACTCTTCGGTTACTCTGATAACCTGGGAAAACGGTTCAGCAAGGGCAGAATTAACAAACCCTTGGAGCATCTTGGCTTTTTGCTCCCCGTTCACACGACAAGCTGACAAGAATTCTTCGACCAGAATATCAATCCGGCCAGAATCAAACAGGGGGTAGATTCTATTTAGGTGGAACCCCACTTTTCTTTCCTTCCCGGTTGGTTCAGCCCTGCCGACTATTTTCCCCTTGCCTACGGCTTGATTCTTCTGAACTGTTGTCCAATGTTCCCCGCACTCTCCGCACTCATACCGGGCAGTATCTTTTATTTGGGTTGGAGTTGCATCGCCACCGCCTTCCCAGGACACCCGGCCCAGCTTATACATTTTGTTGCCATCGCCCCGGAACATGCCCTCTTTAAACCCATGGGAATACTCAGGTGTCCACCTAAGCGGTTGAAAGACCCCACAATAAGGGCACGGTACATGCCAATCGAACACCGCTTCCGAAGCATCCAACAGGCCAATGATATTGCCCTCTTTAGTTGTGGGAGTGGATGTAAAAATATGTTTGTAAAACCCGGACGGGTATGATTTAGTTCTTTCTTTCACCAAAGATATAGCCGCTGCTTCTTTGGTCTTCTTTGAGTACCCAGGCTTATCAACCTCATCACAGATAACAACACGTTCTGGCCTGGAAGCAATTTTTGCTACCGAGGAAGCCCACGCCATATCAACCCTTGCACCGTTGGGAGTCTCGATGCAGGCATTATTAAAGTTTTTTTTGTTGTATAATTTGGAAAGGGAGGAAGAATCCTTGAACATCGGACCTATTTTTTCTGTGGAAACAAAGTTCGCCGTGTCCTCATCCGCTAAAACAACCATAATTGACGATGGGTCTTGATGAAGGTAAAACCCGACTACATTTTCAACCATTGCAACTGTTTTTCCAGATTGGGCAGGGCCACATACAACAACCTGCTCAATGTCCGGGTCAGCGCAAGCATCCATGGGTGGGCCCCAAAATGGAGTAAATGCAAGCGTATAAAGCCCGGTTACGGCACTCAGCTTGCCCAACTCCCGATACTTGCAGGCCCACTCGGATACTGTTATGGCCTCTGGGGGTTTGGCTGCTGATAGTTCCTCTGGGAACCAATTGTATTTAATGGCTCCCATTATTTTTCTTCCTTGGCTTAGTTTTCTTGGGTTTCGAGTCTGGGAAAAACTTCCCTGTTCTTGAGAACATATCCCGGATCTTCCAGACTTCATCCCGCATCAAACCACGGATAACAGTCTCTTCTTTCTGGGCCATGATCGGCGCAACCCTGAGAGGTAAAGCGCTCAACATAGACGCCATTTCCGATATCCTCCATGCCCACGCCATCTTAAAATCCTCAACGCTTATGACTTTTTCTTCCGCGATATCCGCCTTAACCGCTTCTGTCCTGGCTTTCGCCTGCCAGTATTCAAGCTTGGCTGCTGCAAGAGATTCATCGTCGTCACCAGCTTGATACATATTATCTAACCACCAAAATAAAACGGCCTTTACTTCCCATTTGCCATACCCGGCCCTGGGACAACCCTTTTCAGCCCAAAGCCTAACGCCCCGGTCGGTCATGGAAAAAATATCAGCTATTTCTTTAGTGGTAACTATCATTTAGGTTCTTTGGCCTTGTCGTAAACATATAACCGTTTTTTCGCCTTCGCCAAATCAACATCGTGCGATGGTTGATCCCAATCCGGTTCAGCCTGGTCCCATTCTTGCGGGCTTTTAATTTCTTCTGGGGATTTGTGGATTTTGATAAACATCAATAACCACCGTATTTCGGGACACGGAAACAACCGGAATCGGCTGAGGACATAGCCTTGCCTTTTGGCCTGGCCGGGAATGCTAAAACTTTAATTTTTTCGGTTGTTACCTTTATGATCTTCCCTCCACGCAATAAAAAATCCTTTACAGATTCGTGTTGCCGGTGCTCTTGGCGG